GAAGAAAGCACTGTTGTCCATTGGCTCAGCCATTGATGTGCCGAACAGCAGTGCGAACATGCCAATTCCGATGAGTGTGTTACCGATGATGTTCATGTGAAAAACCTCGCTACAATGTTGCGAATCTTTTTTGATTTCTTGTTGTTGTGGAGAAGAACATTCAAAGCAATGCAAGCATCACGATTGTCTAAACCTTCAATGAAGTCTTCGATCTTTTGAACATGCCAACGACGCCTACTATCTTCTAACTCTTGCTGGAGTTTTGGATTCGGCGGCAGGCAATAAGTAACCATGCCGTTACTGTGGATAAGTTTTGTCATTGGTTTCATTTTTTCCTCCTTACTGCATTGTTGCAGTAACTAATAACAGAGTCAAGTTCGCGCACACCCTCAACGGTGGTGTGAAGCCACCCGGTAGGTGGCGGGATGAACAAAAGAAAAGCCCCGCAGCCGAAGCTGCGAGGCGAGATGTTTGAGTTAACCAAAGAGCTTCTCGGCACGTTGTACCGCTGCTGCGGTATCTTCTGCCTTGGTCTTGGCCTCAGGGAAGAGTTGCTCTTGTGCCTCAGTAAACATCTTGAGGAAGAACTGGACAACGTGCTGCTGATCGTTGGCCCATTCGTAACGACGCTCCAGACGCAGAAGCTGGTCTGGATCGTACTGTGGTGCGCCTTCGACATCACCGTTTCTGTTGGCAATCATCGCACCACCGAGTGCGTGTTGATCCATCTTGTAATTTTCTTTGGACTCATCATGACCGGTAAGACGGTCAATGAAGTATTGAATCTGCCAATCAAGTTGTTCTTTCATTGCTTTGCTTGTCTTAAACGGAAGATCTTCTGCCATGACAGCCTTGACGATAGCGTTGGTGTTGGTTTGCTTGCTCATAAGTACCTCCTAGTACGTTCTGAGGCAGGAACTGCCCTGCCTTACGATGACTACCAATCACAGATGGATACAGGCCGCCCAGCCCGGCGGGGCTGGACCGGCCGCCGACATCAACAGGCCACCACGGATGAATACAGCCAGAGAGTACGCACAAACGTAGACCGGGTGCGGCTGGCCTGTTGATGTCGGTAGCCATCTGATGATTGGTTTAGGCATCGTTGGCCAAGGGCAGAGCCTGTCTCATGGTTGTGCTAGGAGTACGTTGAGCAAACGCAAACCATAAGCCATAAGCTAGCGGCAAGGATGGCATGGCTGAATATCATTAATTGGTATGTAACTGGTATTTGGCATTGACAAGGGGTTGACAGATCGGTGACTGTGGGGGGGAACACAGGGGGGGCAACAGTCAGGTTTGAGTATGACAGTAGCTAAGACACTAACCGGTAAACAGATGGCTCTTGTGGATACGCTCGTAGCTGAAGGTTGTAGCATCAAGGATGCTGCTCATAAAGCTGGGTACGCTGATGGTGAGTCCGGCAGAGTCACAGCCAGCAAGGCTTTGAAGCTGCCACACGTTCAGCAGTACATGATGCAGGCTGTGACTGAGTCTTTAGGTGTTAATGCTACGTTCGCTGCCAGCAAGTTGTTGAAGCTTGCATCAGGAGCTAAGTCAGAGTACGTCCAGCTTGAAGCTAGCAAGGATATCCTTGATAGAGCTGGCTTTAAGCCAGTGGATCGTTCGATGCATCTACATGCTGGGGAAATTAAGGTGTCCATAGACCTGACATAGGTGGGGGTACCCCAAAAACAGGCGATGTTATATCGCGAGGGGACCCCTACAGACATTAATAGCAAGAAAGGTTCGACCATGTGTACAGGCGGAGATCCGGGTGGCGGGACAGGTGGCGGCGGGGGGTCTACTCCCAAGCCCAAGCCAAAGGCTAAACCAAAGGCTGCACCAAATTTTGGTGCGCCGAAGTCTTCACAGCGTCCGACGTCTAGTCCTAAAGCTGCGCCTAAAGCTGCGCCTAGCACTGGTGGTGGTGCCAGTCGCAGGGCTGCTCCTACTGGCGAAGAGTTTCGTGCGAAACGTGCGCCGGGTCAGCCTGATGTAAAGTTGCCGAGTGACCGTCGTGGGCGTCCGAAGGAGCCGGGTGGAGTAGATGACCGTGCGCCTAAGAAGACTGCCGCTCAGACTTCATTTGATTCCATTCAAGAGTTACGCGGTCGTTTAGAGAATCCGTTGCTGCCGGGTACTGCTGGTGCTGTTTTGGGTTCTATTGGCAGGGTTAGTTTGAAGAGTCAGATCAAGGCTTTGCAAGAGGGTGCTACACCTGTCATTGCTGATGGCATGACTGTTGGCACTATTACCAAGGGTGGTTCTTACACTGGGCGTCCTGAGTATGGTGACATTGCGCGTGAGAACTACAAGAAGGGTGGCGCAAGCATTGATACTTCAATGCGTGAGGCGGCAGCGCGTCAACGTGCTGCTGAGCGTGATCGTGGTCCTGACGAGCCTAAGAGTGATCCTGCTCCTAAGCCTGAGCCTGTTGAAGAAGTTACCCAGATGGGTGGCGGCACTTTGACTACTAAGCGGCGGCGCGGCAGTGGGCGTCGCACAGCGTTTGGCACTCGGCAGAGTCTTGTGAATCTCAGGAACGTGTAATGTCAAGGACACCGGCATGGCAGCGCAAAGAAGGACAGAACCCTCGCGGTGGCCTCAACGCTGCCGGACGCGCATCATACAAGCGGGAAACCGGCGGCACACTCAAGGCACCGGTCAAAGCCAAAGCGGATACACCGCAGAAGAAGCGGCGCAAGGGCAGCTTCTTGGTAAGGATGGGCAGCGCCAAGGGGCCGTTGTACAAGGATGGGGAGAAGACCAGATTGAAGCTCTCACTAGAGGCATGGGGGCATCGTGGTGACAAGGCCAGTGCTGTACGCAGGGGTCGTTCTTTGTTAGCCTCTTACCAGCGTTCCAAAGAGAAGGGGAAAGCCAATGCCTAATGTAATGGGAAAGAAGTACGCCTATACTCCTGCGGGAAAAAAGAAAGCCAAGAAGGCTGCTAAGTCTTTGCTGACTTCTGCACAGAAGAAGCTGCCGCAGGATCTTCAAGATAAAATTGTAAAGGCCAAGATGCGCGGTGCCTAAGTATCAGTTTAGAGACGGCACTCCGTATGATGGGCCGTATTTTATTATGCCAGACGGCAGGGTTCTGTCTGGCGCTACTTACACTCGTGACTCAAAGCGTCTATTGGAGATAGAAGATGGCGGTGAACGAAGCGGGAAACTACACGAAGCCAGCGTTGAGGAAGCGCCTGTTCAACCGCGTAAAACGCGAGGGAAAGGGCGGAAGGCCGGGTCAGTGGTCCGCAAGAAAAGCGCAAAGGCTAGCTCTTCTGTATAAGAAGGCTGGCGGTGGTTACACCAACTAATATTCGGATATTCCAACCCTAGGCACAGGAATAATGGAATAATGGCAAAAGCACCCAAAACATTACCTAAAAGCCAAAGCCTTATTAAGGTTGCTTATACAGATACAGCGTTTAAGCGATGGGCAAAGACATCTGGTATCGCCACATCAAAAGAAATAGATGCTATGGCAAAGCCAAATATTATGCGTTTGTACAATCGGTATCTAAAGGAATTGAAGAAAGATTTCCCAAGGATGCGCAGTGATATGGATGTAATGGGGCTGATTAAAAACTAATGGCACTAGCGGCTTCACAGAAATCCCTAAGAGCATGGACGCGACAGAAATGGCGCACCAAGTCAGGGAAGCCTAGCACTCAGGGCAGTAAAGCTACCGGTGAGCGGTATCTCCCTGCTGCCGCCATCTCTGCCCTGAGTGACGAAGAGTATCAGCGCACTAGCCGGAAGAAACGTGCTGCCCTGCGTCGAGGCAAGCAGTTCTCAAAGCAACCAAAGAGCATTGCTAAAAAGACTGCGAGTTACAGATGAGTTTTCTGCACACGCTCAAACCAGAAGAGCGAGAGATCCTGCGCAGGGTGGTAAAGAAAGTACACCTTGCTCACCACCCAGAAGAGTTCTGCACCGACCGAGAAGCTGACAAGGTAATCTCTGTGATTGGCCCAGAGGTGGTTGAGCGGATGATTAAGTTCGGCAAGGATCAGAAGGTTGACCAACTTTAGCTACAAGCCTGACGGCTCCACCCTCAAAGCATTTATGAAAGATAATACGTTCTTTCGTGGCATCAGGGGGCCAGTAGGCTCTGGCAAGTCGGTTGCTTGTTGCGTTGAGGTGTTTCGCCGTGCGCTAGAGCAGAAGCCAAACAAGGATGGTATTCGGCGCAGCCGGTGGGCAATCATCCGAAATACCAACCCACAGCTTAGAACGACTACAATCAAGACTTGGCTTGACTGGTTCCCAGAGGATCAGTGGGGCAAGTTTATGTGGTCGGTGCCTTATACGCACAACATCAAACAGGCTGACCTTGAACTTGAGGTTATCTTCTTGGCACTTGATAGGCCGGAGGATGTAAAGAAGCTGCTGTCATTGGAACTTACTGGCATCTGGATTAACGAGGCTAGAGAGGTTCCAAAGTCTATTATTGATGCCTGTACCATGCGCGTGGGTCGCTTCCCTTCCATGCGTGATGGAGGGCCATCGTGGTCAGGGGTAATCGCTGATACTAACGCACCAGAGGAAGATCACTGGTGGCCGATTATGTCTGGCGAGGTGCCTGTCCCTGACCACATCCCTCACGAGCAAGCGCGTATGCTGGTCAAGCCGGACAACTGGAACTTCTATGTGCAGCCGTCTGGTATGCGTGAGGCTCTGGATAAGAACGGGAATGTCTTGGACTATGCCCCTCATGCCAAGGCTGAGAACGCCAAGAACATGCTCGAAAGCTACTATCCCAATCTAATCCGAGGCAAAACAAAGTCTTGGATTGATGTGTATGTAATGAACCGTCTTGGCACTATCCAAGAGGGCAAGCCTGTCTATCCGATGTTTAATGGTGAAACACACATCGCAACGGAGGAGATCCCGATTGCTGATGGCATACCGCTGTATATTGGCATCGACTTTGGCCTAACACCTGCTGCTGTGTTTGGTCAGAAGGTGCGGGGTAGGTGGCTAATCCAAGCTGAGATTGTGGCAATTGACATGGGTATTGTGCGCTTTGCTGAGATGCTGCGCCAAGAGATTGCTACCCGCTTTGGCAACCTTGATGTGCATATCTTTGGTGATCCTGCGGGTGACTTCCGTGCGCAGACTGATGAAAGCACACCGTTCCAGATTCTCCGCGGTGCCGGATTACGCGCACAGCCTACACACAGTAACTCGGTAGATCTGCGCCTTGAGTCAGTGTCTAGCAACCTAAACAAGATGGTTGATGGCAAGCCAGCGTTCTTGATTGACCGCCGCTGTTCTACGCTAATCAAGGGCTTTGAGGGTGGCTACAGCTACAAGCGATTGCAGGTATCTGGTGAGAGGTTTGATGACAAGCCAGAGAAAAACATGTATTCGCATATTCATGATGCTCTGCAATATCTGATGCTTGGCGCTGGCGAGGGGCGTAATCTTATCTCAGGGCAGAAGCCATTAAGGGCATTTAATGCTAAGAAAGAATTTGATGTCTTTGCTCGAAAACCTAAGCAACAAAAACGCAGCGGCTTGTGGGCGAGGATGTAAGGTGATACAGGTTAATAAAGGAGACTGACATGTGCATTGGAGGCAGTGGCCCATCCGGCCCAGCAGTTGATCCTGCGGCAGAAGCAGAAGCTGCTGAACAAAAAAGACGCAACCTTGAGGAACGCAGGGAGCGTAAGCAAGAAGCCTTGGCAGAAGCTGTTGAGGCAACCACTCGTGGTGCCGGACGTCGCTCCTTAATTACTGGAAGCAGCGGCGGCAGAGGCTACTTTGGGTAGGGATCATGATTGTAAACACTGACGCCGGACAAGCCACATACAGCAACGATAAACTTGCTGGCATGTACATGAAAAAATACGAGAAGGCAAAGGCTCTGCGAGAGAACTTTGTTGATCTGTTTGAGGAGTGTTACGAGTATGCTCTGCCTCAAAGAGAGTCGTTTTACTATGAGGCGGTAGGTCAGCGTCGTGATGATAAGATCTTTGATGAGACGGCTGTTGTTGGTGTGCAAGAGTTTGCATCACGCTTGCAGCAGGGTTTGGTGCCAAACTTTGCGCGATGGGCGGATTTTCGTGCGGGGTCTGAGGTTCCAAACGAATCGCGTGAAAGCGTGGATAACGAGCTTGATGAAGTAACCGAGTACGTCTTTGAGGTTATACAGAACAGCAACTTTGGTCAGGAAGTGCATGAGTCCTTCCTCGATTTGGCTGTAGGTACTGGTGTGCTGTCTGTGTCTGAGGGCGATGCAATTAATCCAATCATGTTCTCGGCTGTGCCATTGCCGCATGTAGTGCTAGACACTGGCCCTGATGATCGCATTGACCATGTGTATCGTGAGCGTCAGGTACGCGCATCTGATGTGCCGCTTATGTACAAGAATGCTCAGATCGGCAGTAAGCTACAGCACAAGATTAAGAACGCGCCTGATGACAAGGTTAAGATCCTTGAGGTTGTGTGCAAGGATTACACTGTTAAGAATGATGAAGCGTATCTTTTCTATGCTATTGATTGCACAAACAAAGAAGTAGTCAGAGAGGAGAAGTATCGTGGTGTGGGGTCAAATCCTTTTATATGCTTCCGCTGGTCGAAATGCAGTGGCGAAGTCTATGGGCGAGGCCCACTCATCAATGCGCTTAGTGCCATTAAGACTACGAATCTCACTATTGAGCTTATACTTGAGAACGCGCAAATGGCTATCTCAGGTATTTACCAGATGGAAGACGACGGAGTAGTCAACCCTGACACTATTAGTCTTGTTCCGGGTACAGTCATCCCGAAAGCTGCTGGTTCTCGTGGCTTGGAACCAATCCGCGCTGCTGGTTCGTTTGACGTAGCTAACCTTGTGCTGTCTGATATGAGGCTAAACATCAAGAGAGCCTTGTACAATGACATGCTGGGTAATCCTGATCGAACCCCTGCTAGTGCAACAGAGGTGGCCGAGCGAATGGCTGATCTCTCCCGCCGTATTGGTTCTGCATTTGGAAGGCTACAAGCTGAGTTGGTACAGCCTGTGCTACAGCGTGTAGTCTATATCCTAAAGAAGCAGGGACGTATTGAACTGCCGACTATCAATGGTAGGGAAGTAAAGGTTCGCTCTGTATCGCCACTTGCACAGGCACAGGCAAACCAAGACATTACATCTGTGGCGCGTTGGCTTGAGTTGGTTCAAGCAACCTTTGGCCCACAAGTTGTGCAGATACTTATTGATTCAGAAGAAACAGCAGCATACCTCGGTAAGAAGTTTGGTGTGCCAGATTCATTGATCCGCGACCTTGAGGAACGCAGACAGCTTGTGGCTTTGGCACAACAGTATGCGCAAACTCAAGGAGGGATGGGTGTCGAACAACAAATACCTCAGTCTTGATGGTTATCAGCGTAACTTTGAAGACGATAAGAAGATAAGCCTAAACATAGCCACCTTGTTCAAAGACGAGCTTGGCAAAGATGTGTTGCGCTATCTTCGTTCAATTACAATAGAAGCAGTTAATGGTGCGGCAGTAACCGATGCGGAGTTGCGCCATGTGGAGGGGCAGCGATACATCGTGGGCCTAATAGAGTCGCGCATCCGGCATGGTCAAAAGGTGAAATCAAATGAATGAAGTTGAAGCAGAAGATTCTGGCATTGTAACCGAGGGTGGCAATCCGATGCTTGAGCCGGAAGCGGCACCTGATCCGCTTGCTGCTCTGCCTGAGAAGTTTAAGTCTCTTGATGATCTGGTTGAGTCTTACTCAAACCTTGAGAGCAAGATTGGTGCTAAGGAAGAAACATTCCGCGATCAGTTTATGAAAGAGATGGAAGAGCAAGCGTATGCTAACAGGCCAGAGTCTGTTGGTGACTATGTTCTCCCTGACAGCATTGACGATGACATGGCTACCGATAACCCGCTGCTACAGTGGTGGGCTAATCAGGCTTTTGAGAATGGTTATAGCCAAGATGAGTTTGCAGAAGGCATTGAGATGTATGTTAATGCAGTCAATGCAGATGTACCTGACTATGACGCAGAGGTAGAAAAGCTAGGCGATAATGCAAACGCCAGAACAGAAGCTGCCAGCTTGTTTGCCAATCAGTTCTTTCCAGAAGATATGCTGCCAGCAGTAGAGCGT